TAAAGGAGGATTATGGAAATTAATAGATCCTGTTCGTGAAGTAAACTCTGCTCTATAAAGAGTAAACTTAAGATCTTCATACTGACTTGGATTCCAAGTTTCTCCATTTTGAGATTTAAATAGAGAACCTAATGTAGGCTGAGAACTAACAGTTATTTGCTCAGATTCAGGATTATCTTTAGTCTGAACATCAATTTCTCCCATTCTAGAAATCCAAGCAGTATATTCATTACTTGTAGATAAAAGAACTAC